ACGGAGCGCAACGTTGCTTCATCGCGCTCCACGAGAGGTATGTAGGCGTCCCGGTCATCCCGTGACGCTTATGGGTCCTGCGGCCCTCACCAGAGAATCCAGGTCGGTTTCTCATCGCCTTGATCTTCGCCTTGTGCTCTGGCGACTGGCGGTATCCCTTTTTCGGCATGCCGCCAGTCTACCAGTTTATTGCTCAGGCGCGCTCGTCCAGGGTCACGAAAGGACTAAGCGTAGGCCCGCCGTTGCGCGGGGTGACCGCGCTCTGAAGCCACGGGCGGCCGTCGAGGCGCTCAACGAACATGAACGAAGTCTCGCCGTTCTGGAAGCGGAAGTGCTCCGAAGAAGCGACGGTCATCGCCTGCCGGTCGCCGATCAGGTAGTAGCTGAAGTCGATGAAGTTGATGTCGCCCTGGTCGCCCAGGTTCTCGACCTTCTCCGACACGATCACCGGACGGCCGAGGATGGTCATCGGGGGGCCGACGACGCCGTTGTTCAGCCAGATCGCCGAACCCCCGGTGCCGACAGACAGCGCCATCGTCGCCAGCTCCGGGAAGACGTCCGGGGCGACGACCCAGACGGCGGAGCCCAGGGACTGCGGGAGCATCCGCGAGTACATCTTGACGATGTTCTCCCACAGGATGGTGTCAGCATCCTGTCCGGTCTCCTTGGCCACCGACACCCGAGCGGCGTTGGCGTCGGTCAGGATGCCCAGGGGCTGACCGGCACCACTGCCGGAGAGGAACGCGACGTCAGCGAAGTACGCCAGCGCCTGCGGGAATGTCGAGCGGATGAACGCCTCGAAGGAAACCGCCGAGTCCTGGATCAGCTCATTGGGGACGTTCGCGAACGCCGTCAGCTTCCACGCTTCCAGGGCGAGGCGGCCGAAGGTGGCCGCGACATCCGTGGCAGGCCCGGACTCCGGGGTCCAGTAGCCCCTGACGCCGCCGAAGACGGTGCTGGTGTGAGAGGTGTCGTCCAGGAACGGGTAGACGACCCGCGACGTCTCCATCGGGACGATGCGGGCGCGGGGCCGGACAACGGAGCCTTCCAGCGAAAGCTGAAGCAGTTCCGAACGGAAAGCCTCGGGAATCAAGAACCCGCCCGAAGCGGGCTCACCCGAGGACGCCGCAGCGTTCCGGAGGGCTTCGCGCTTCGCGGCCAGCTCCTGCGTCATGTAGGCCTTGGGGCTGATGTCGAGCAGGAACTTAGCGAGGGTGCCGCCGTGCTCGTCGGCCTTGAACTTCGCGCCCTGGGCCTTGGGGTTGAAGTGGGAGCTGGCGGTCGTGGTGACCGCGTCGACGCCCTCCTTGGACAGGCGAGTGAGGGCCTTGTCCTCGCCGTTCTCGCGGAGGTACTCGGCGAGGATGCGCTGGGTCTCGACCTTGACCTGAGCGGCGAGGTCGGTGTCCTTCTGGGCGATGTTCTTGGCGTAAAGCTTGATGACGTCCAGGAACTGACCTTCAGTCTGAAGCGTCTGCACCTTGGCCTTGTCGGAGAGCAGCTCTTCCAGCTCGCTCTGCTCGGTAGGGATTACGATCTTACCCACTGATTCCCTCCTTGAGGGCGTTGGAGAAGGATGCGAAGTCAAATTCGAACTCCGGCTCTTCGACCGGCTTGACGGCGTTGGGCACTGCCTCGGACTTGAGGACCGGCTCCGGGGCCTTGTCGCGACCGGCGTAGGCGAAGACCGACAGGTCGAACCTGTTCGTGGCCGCCTTCGGGGAGCCCTGGACTTCGTCGGCGAGGCCCGCGTCAACGGCTTCCTGTGCGGTGTACCAGGTCTCGGCCTTCATCTGGTCTCGCCAGAACTCCAGGGGCTGACCGGAGCGGTCGGCGTAGATCGAGGCGATGTTGTCGGAAGCCTTGTCGAGGAGGTCGGCGGTGTCGCGGAGATCCTTGGCGTTGCCGATCGCCAGAGAGTGGCCGTCGTGGATCATCATGGTCGCTTTCGGGGCCATGATGACCTTGTCTCCGGCCTGTGCGATGAACGAGGCCGCCGAGGCCGCGAGAGCGTCAACGATCACCGTCACGTCACCGCCGTACGACTTCAGCGCCTGGTAGATGGCGAGGCCGTCGAACACCTCACCACCCGGTGAATTGACGTGGACCGTCAGGTCCTTGCCGTCCAGCTTCTGGAGATCCGCGATCAGGTCGGAAGCGGTCACGCCCCAGTAGCCGATCTCGTCGTAGATGTACAGCTCAGCGGTAGTGGATTCGTTGCTGATGCGATACCAGTCGGTACGCCCCTGGACGAGCTTGGCCACCGGCCGCGTCATCTTGAGGCGGGGCTTCTGAGTCACGCGCTTGCCTCTCTGGTCGGGTCGGGATTCTGATTCGGCTTCGGGTCTCCGCCAGCCTGATCGCGGCCAAACGGTTCGGGGGTAGCGATCCGCTCCCACTCCATTTCGGGAAGGCCCACGACCTCTGCCGCATCCTTGCCGTCAACGCCCGAATCGACCAGGAGCTTGAAGGACTGCGCCTTCGAAACCCGCTCGGCGTTGTCGGCCTCGCGGTCCTCGGGCACCGGATCGGTGAAGTCGAATTCGAGGTTCTTCGTGGTACTGCCGAACATCGGCAGGAGGTAGGTGTTGAACGAAGACCTAAACCGCGAAAGGCGGGGGCGGAGAAGGTAGCGCCCGAACATGCGCTCGTTGGCGTCGGCCACTGCCTTGTTGACGTCCTCGGTGGCACCGGTCATCCCCTTGGGGTAGCCGAAAGCCTCGCGGATGTCGTCCTTGTTCGCGGTGCCGAGTTCCGGGAACATCATGTCGCGCATCGTGTACTTGCGGTCAACCCACTTGCCGTGCTCAAGAATTGCCACGCGGTGGGCGTTTGCAACGCCTTGGTGCTGCTCACGCCAGCGAGCGATCAGCTCGCGGAATTCGTCGTCGTCGAGACGGTCCTCGACCTCGATGATCCCGCCGGGCTCCGCAGAGTTCAGGAAAAAGTTCCGGTTGTACTCGGTGGCCAGGCGGTTGGCGTCCAGCTTCGAACGCAAAGCCTGAACGGGGCTGAGGCCACGGTATGCGTCGAGGGGGTTTGGACGCCTCTGGGCCTGGACGACTACTTCCTTCTCCAGCGGAATCTGCTCGCCGTCGGGGGCTACATAGATGTAGCCGGTCAGGAAGTCGTTGTAGTCGGTGACGATGATCACCCGATCGGGGCGCATCGGCCACAACTCGATGGGACCGGCTGCACGGAAACGCTCATCGTAGGCGGCCACATACCAGGACTCCCCGGTCAGCTCGAAATGCTGATCGAGGGTCTCGATGAATTCGGCCTGGTCCATGAACGGGTTCGGCCGGGCGAGAAGGTCGAGGGCGGCGTGGCGGGTGACCTGCTCGCGCATCTCGACCTCGCGGTACTTGCGGCGGCGGTCGTGGTCCTTCTGATACAGGCACCACTCCTGCTCGGCGGTCATCTCCGCGATGCGCGAGACGATGCCGAACAAAGTCCCGACTTCGCCGTACTGCTCAAGGCCACGGCGGAAATCGCCCTCAGTAGTACGGCCGCCTCCGGGAATCAGGAAGGAGCCGAGGCCGCGACCGGGCTGCCGGGTGGTGTGCGGGACCGGGGACTTGTTGCTGAAGATGTTCCCGAAGACGCTCACCTGCCCCCTTCCTTATCCTTTTCGTGCGACCAAAGCAGAAGCCAGCAGAGTAGCCCCCCGGTGATATAACCGGCGGGGTCGTAGATCTTCTGGACCCCTGCGGCTATCAGGATAGCCCCTAGCACGGTAATCGCAAGAATCAAACCCTTCGACGCGATTCTTCCCAGAGTCTTCGCATTCTGCTGCCGCCTGGGCTTTGAACCCTTCCACCGAGCAGCCAGGCGGAGGAGGCGCTGCTTCCAGGCGGGCAGTGGAGTCAGGTCAGCGCCCACCGTCCACCTCGACCTCGTGGGCGTTTGACGGGTACTCCTTCCGGTACCAGCGCCGCAAGCGCCACTTCATTGCCATCATTCTCAGCCGGTTCATTCGGGGCTCCCTCAGTACTCGATGGTGCGGATTCGCGGACGGCCCCGCAGATCGCGCTCTGCGATCATGTACCTGAGGGCGTCCATTGCGTGATCGTTGTCCTTGACCGGCAACTCCTTCGGGGGCTTTCCGTCGTCTTGGTGCTTTACGGTGCCACGGTCCCAGATGTAACCGACCACCTCGTCGATGGCGCAGGTCGGCTTCTTGGCGTCTACAAGAAGTGGATCCTTCTTGATAATCGCATCCTCGCACAGGTACAGGCGGGGCTTTCCGTCGGCGTCGGAGAGCTTGAGGCGCTTCTTCACGGCCTGGATGCCGTCCTCCACGGACTTCTTCGCAGCCTTGGTCGACATCCCGAGTTCGCGCTCCAGAACCGCCCTTCCCTCGGCATCGTGGTCGCAGATGATCATCCGAGGTCGGGGCTCATACTTGAGGTTCATGGCCTCCTTGATCTTCGGAGCCCACTCATCGACGGTCGTCTTCGTCCCGTACAACTCCTTGTACAGGTACAGACGCCCGTCTTCGTCCTCCGCCCAGAACTGCGCGACGAAGGGGTTGGTGTAGCCGAAGTCCACAGAGACGTACCGGGTCCACGAGATCGGAGGCTTGATAATCCGCTTGTGGAGGTGTACGGCGGGGTCGTACTCCTCGTAGACCAGACCCTCGGCGGCGCACCAAATCCCTTTGCGGAGGCGCTGAAGCCGGACCCCGGAGAGGGCGTCCAGCTTTGCCATGTAGTCCTTGCCGCCCTTGGTGATCTTCCCAGTCTTCGGGTTGAACAAGGTGGGGTTGTCTTCGTGCCGCGACCGAATCATCTTGGTCTTGCCGGTGTCGCAGCGGATCTTCAGCCAGTGAGTCGGGACGTCGGGGTTGGCGTCCGCCATCAACTGCTGGAATGACACGCGGTTGTTCCTGAGGCGGGTGGTGATCGCCTCCCAGTCGGACTCGGTCAACTCCGTTGCCTCTTGGGCGTAAACGATGTCGTACTCCGAAGACATGATCTTCATCGACTTGTCCATGCCGCCAACCACGATCACGGAGCCGTTGCGGTACTTGTAGCAGGCGGCCTCCTTCGGAGACCCACCGAACCACTTCATCTCCCCGGCGGCCAGATGTTCCAGCGCCACCTGATTCTCGAACGTCACCAGGGCCGTCGACCCCAGAGACGCCAGGGTCTTGCGGACGATCAACCCGCGCATGTTCGGATTCAGCAACGCCATCAAATGCAGCTTCTCCAAGCACGCCCGGGACTTCCCCGTACCCGCCGGACCCGCGAACAAGACCTCGGGGCCTCGGTGCTTGAACAGCTCCGTACACGTCCCGTGAGGCTGATAGGTGTGCACTGCATTCGGATCGTAATCCGGGTGATTGCGGTCGAGGAGCCTCGGCTTCTCGGTCATTGCAAGTCCTTTCGGTTCCACTCGGACGACCGGTGGCGGCGACACGTGCACCCCGGGGCGCATTTACTACTCAGCCCGGCGGCACGCTTCGTCTCGCTGATCTTTCGCCGCGTCTTCTCGGTCACCTCGTGGCCCATCTTCGCCTCGCTGATGCCGCGTCGGTGCTCTTCGCTGAACACCTTCACGCCATGTCGCCCACACGAACATCCGAGCTCGCACTTCCGGGTTGGACGACGGTTTGCCTGCTGCTGCTTCGGCGTAGCCCAGCGGCAATTACCCGGCTCATAATCGCCGTCGTTGTCTATCCGGTCAAGCGTCAAGCCCTCGGGCCTCTCTCCCATGTCTGCGAGGAAGTTCTCGAAGGACGCCCAGCGTTCGCAGACTGCGACCCGGCCATGGTACAAGCCACCGGGCCGACACCGCCCCCTCGCGCCCTTCCACGATATGTACGTCGGACTTTCCCAGGTGTGCCCCATGTTTCCCATAGAGGTATCTTATCGCGTTCACTGCAAATCCTCGATATCCACGGCCAGAATCTGATACGTGACATCGGCGGTATTCACCGTCACCTGCTGCCGCGCCGGAAGGTCGCCCAGCTCCTCCGCGACCGCCTTCAAAATCCCGACCAGCACCTCCGCCTGCCGGGGAGACTCCCCCGAAGACATCTTCTCGGCGGCGTCCTGATAAGACCGGATCCGCTCCAGCTTCCGCGCCACCCACACGCCCGCATACTCATCGGCCAGGTTCTCCCGGATCTCCTCGACCTCGTGCAAGTGCCGCTTCTTGAACAGGCTGATCGCCGCCGGGGACACCCCGTAAATCCGGGCCAGCTCAGCGCCCGTCTTCTCTTCCAAGGCCATATCCCGGATCAGCCTGTGCCGCGTCCACGACCTCTCCAGAGCACCCCGCGTCGCCCTCTGCCGCTCCGCCGGGGCCAGGTCCTTGCCCGACTTCCGGGGGCCTTCCACCCGGTCCATCTCACCGCTCGCCATCAGGTACCACCTCCAGGTATCACTCGAACTATTTACTGATCCTGCGTAAATCGGACCGTCCCCCCGCCCATGATCGATTTGCAGGAAGCTTTGCAGAAGCAAATGCACACACCATGCACCCATGCTTTGCACATGCACATGATCACATCACACATGCACACACCCTTTGCACTAGCACATGCACCCCACACGCACATAGCACATGCACATGATCGCATTGCACACGCACATGATCCCTTTGCATGCGCATATTGCCTACCCTTTGCCTTGCCTTGACCCCGACATGGGGGACTGGGCCCTAGACTAGGGGTATCACCACAGAGGAACACCAGAAGGGATCACCCACCATGGCCATCCGGATCACCCGCGAAGGCACCCCCTTCCCCTCCCCCCAGGTCCAGTTCACCGCCACTGTTCGCATTGGCAAAGGTCAATGCAACTGGTGCGACGACCCCGGAACGTTCATGATCACAGATCACACGGGGTGGGAGGACGTCGCCTGCCGCACCCACACCGACGAGTGGTTCCCGGGTACCCTCACCGCGTACGGGTCGGAAGGGGTCCGCCGACTCTTGAGCGATCACTTCGCCCCCGTCCTTGTCGAGCACAAGTGCAACTGCGAGCACACCAACCACTTCACAGACGAGTTCGGCCCGCAGAACGGTCACGAATACCTGGCAAGCACGGCTGGCAGTCAACGGGCCCTGTACGTCGGCCCGATATGCGACTCCTGCGCCGCAACGTGCATGGTGGATTACCTGGTCTGACAGGCCGTTCCATGGTCGTCGGCACCCTACGGTGTCGGTGGCCATGGACCTACCAGTCAGGGTTCCGGCGCAGCCGGTTTCCCTCCGCAGAGGAGCACCGTCATGGCAAAGCCCTACCCGTCCATGCCCCCCGCAGATTTCGAAACAGCGACGCCCAGGAAGAGCGGCCTCGGCAAGGTCGGTATCGCGTTCGGCGCGATCACCGTCGGAGTTCTCGCGGCCGTCGCCTGTCAGCCGACCCACACCGCACCTCACCCCGGCCCCCTCCCGTCCGACCCGTGTGCGTCCGCCTCCAGGCTTCCCGCCTACCGGGTGGTGTTCGAGGATGGGTCGGTCGTCAAGTACCCCACGGGGGCCGTACAGGTCCGTGAGGCGTCCGTGAAGGGGGCCAACGGTCCCGCCCTCACCGCAGCCTGCCGGAAGATCCTCAATCAGTTCGCCGTCGATCACCGTCGGTGAGCTTTGATCACCCAGAGGGCAACCGCCGCCAGCATCCCTCCAAAGGTGCCCGGTGAAAGCCCGGAGCGCGGTAGACCTCTCTGGGCGGCCATGGCCACACCGAAAGGAATGATCATGTCCGTTGCACGCGCAACCGTCGCAAACGCAAAGATCCGGCTGAACCAACCCTCCTGGAAGCCGTCCCGGATCCTCGTCCCGTCCGTCCCATTCTGGCAGCGCAAGAACATCCCCTGGATCTACGCGCCGCCCATGAGCATCACGGGCCCCGCATACGCGCGCGGGTACGGCCGCGTCGGGCTCAAGTGAAGAAAGGGCCGTTGCGCGAGTCACTCGGCCAACTCGCAGCGATGATCGGGGAGTCGGTCGGCACCATCCTCGCACTGCTAGTCCTCCTCTGGATCATCGGAGTCATTCGGTGAACGACCGTTAACTAGCAGTGCTAGTTTCCAGGGGGGTTCACCCCTGGCGGATTGGGGGCGTCGGAAGCCTTGCGAGACGGTGGATTCGGGGTCGGTCTGCCCATGATCGCCGGGTTCACTACGGCTGTAGTTCGTGCCCCGAATCGTACCTCAATCTA